TAGTCCAATCACGGTTAACCGCTTTACTAGACTGTACAAGCAAGTAGTATGCTTCAGGATTAAGTACCAGAGTACGCTCACCCGTAGCATCATTGTTATCGAAGATAGTTTGAGTATCAAACATTGCTTCTACTAACTTGTCAGGGAAAGCCGCTTTCAACGCAGTCGAATTAGTTAAGCCTAATACATTCTTTACGTTAGCTGAAGGCTGACCCGTCTTATTCGTAGCAGTAGTACAATTTATTAACTGGTCAATCACAGCACTGTCTACTTTATTAGACAATACATTACCAATCTCGGTAGAGTACTGACCACGTACTTCATAGTGAGACATTGCTTCTTCCAAGTCATCTACGAATACGGAAGCGTATCTACGAGCTTTGACTGTAATGACCTGTTCCGCTTGAGCGACAGTGCTTACTGCAATGTCATTTCCCGGAATATGTACTTTAGTAGCATAGTTTACGTTTGGAGCAGTACCAGTGTCTTCTATTCTCCCGATCACTGGGAACTGTGCTGATTTACCAGAGTTGATAGTTCTGGTAGTCACTAGCGGCATAAATACGTTCTTCTTTGCGAACGCTGTTAAGACTTCGCCACTAAATACTTTTAGCGCAATGTCTGTACCTGCACTGATTACGCCTGTGGTAGCGTGTGCCGCAAAACTTGCCGAGCCTGCGGGGTTACTTGGATCATATGCCATGTTGTTTATTTCCTATGTATAAATATTAAATGTATCTCCTTTACGTGTACGTTAGTTTAAACGGTGTCCTACTACTTTAGACCTCAGTCCAAGGAATAGGGCATTTATACATACTTATACTTGCTTAGAAGTTTGACTTAGCTAGTTTAGCCTGTACTTTCGCTCTATATGTAGAGTCTGTTTTGTACTCATGGCTTCCCATAGCTTTTATCATTTCACTCTTGGTTTCAAATCCACCAGAGCTAGTTGACTGACCAGAGATACGATTACCTCCGATCAGGTTAGGATTAGCTGTCCTGAACCTACTGTATAACCCTTGTACAGCAAACTTAGCTGAGTCTTCATTAGTCAAAGCATTATTAAAAGCTGTCTGCTCTGATGTGCTTAAGTTATTACTAGCCCAATCTACCATAGAACTATACTCCTGCTCACCGCCTACTTCAGCTTGAACACGATCAGCAAACCCAGTATTCATGGACTCTTGTCCTTGTATATATCGGTCTACTGCTTCTCTTGGTATACCTGCTTGCTCTAACTTCTTAAATGAATCATCACTAAGTTGACCATTATTGTCATACTCAGATTCAAGACTAGAGAAATCTAATCCTGCTTCCTTCACTGCTTCTTCAGCTTCATCAGTACTAGGTGATTCAGTATCTTCCTCAGAAGGTGTATCACGTTGTCCTAACTTAGTTTCTAATTCAGTATAGGCTTTTTCTAGGTCTTCTACTGACTTATACTTTCCTGCTAACTTGCGCTCTTCCTCTTCAGGAGGTGCATTCTCAGCGTTCTCAGCATCAGTCCGTAGACTTTCGTTTACTTGTTGTTCCTTTGCGTCTGCCACGTTTACCATCGCTTGTTCGTGTTCGCTTAGGTTTGGTGCTTGTGTCGCTTGTGCTTCGTTTATCTGTAGGTCTGCCATCTAGTGTCTCCTCATCTTGTACATATACGGTATATCTAATCTCCCCCATAGGGCTACCTACTTAAAGTTGTATTGGTATTGCATGAATACCGTTTCACCTACAGCATCTCTTGCTCTAAATGTATCCCAAGGAGAAGATAGGTTAGTTTGATCCCATGCTACTCTTACTTCATGTGATTTACTTCCTACATAAGCAGTAGTATACAACCTCATTTGGTTCGTAGGAGTACTCATAAAGTTACCTACATTATCTGCATCATGTGTCCACCGAATACCTGCATCTTTCATCTTAAGTGCGAATGATTCACTTGCTTGACTTGGAACAGCAAGTAGTAGTAAAGGTAGTAGTAGTAGTAATCTTTTCATTGTATTGTCTCTTGTTTATTTAGTTTAACCGCCCATCATTGCTTGAGCACCGCCTACACCTGCCTCTTGTCCTGCTGACTGTGCCATAGCGTCTGCTCCAACCTGTCCTGATTGTGCCATTGCCTGTTGCTGTTGCTCTTGTGCACGTTGTTCAGGGTCTTTAATGATACCTGTAACATCTACACCTAAACTAGTAGCAACACGATCAATAACAGCATCCACATTAGTAGCTTGAGCAAATATCTCAGCACCTAGTAGTTGTTGCAAAGTCTGTGCAAACATAACCAACTTGTTGTAGTCGTGTCCTCTGCCTAGTGCTTCTAGTCCAGTAACAATAACTGGTTCTACAAGTCCTTCAGGTAGCTGTACTTTACTGTCTTTAAGTATGATCTTAACTAGTGGTAGCTGAAGCTCTTGACTTAAGATACTGTAAATACCGCCTAGTGCATCCTCTAATTCACCTGCTACTAACCTAATCTCTTCTGCTGTTACACGCTCTGCGTTTCTACGTGCTCCTTCAGTAAGTAAGAAAGCCGCGGCTAGACGTTGCTGTATCTGCTCTGCAAGTTGGAAAGGTATCTGCATATCAGAACCTTTATTTACTTGTAAAGTAGTAACATCATTAGCCCTTCCCTGAACAAAGTCACCTGACTTAGCTTTAGCTAAATCCTTAGCTCTAGTAGTAGCGGTAGGATCAACCATAAAGACGATCTTACTACTTGCACTTGCTCCTTCAACCATTGCTTGGCTTAAGGCTTCAAGGCTTCGTAAGTCACCTAAGTATTGTTCTACTAAACCTCTACCATAGTTTTCACCATTGATAGCTGTCCATCGTAGAGCAAGGAAAGGTATATCTTCTGCCTTAACCACGCCTTCTGAGCTTGGTACAGGTTCTTCGTTAACTTCTTGGTATAGATGATACTTGCCATCTTCCATGATCTTACAACAAGTGTATAGATCGTTCTCTTCTTCAGTAAGATCAAGCTCAAGTACGTCAGTAGGATGTACTGATTCCTTAATAATGATTTCAATTACTTTACCTAGAGCGTTACGTTTTACGACATATTCTTCTAGGTTGTAGACTCTGAGTGTGCCTTCTTCCAGACGTAGCAAAGCATTACCAGTACCTATCAGTAGCTTTAAGGCTTCAAATAAAGGAACACGGTATGCTTTCTTTTCGATGTATGTGTAAAGCTCACGCTCAAATACTTCTAACGTCTTGTCTAATTCTGCTCGTTGAACTTCATCTAGTGGTGCTGTCTCTTCCTTGTTAGGTATAAGCCTAAAGAAAGGAGCATTGGGAGGGAGTAAAGTAAGTAGTAACTTACTTGCTAGGTGGTTAATAGCCCTACTTCCCAAGGACTGATAAGGAGTAGATAATGTATCTTGCTCCTTGTGTCCCTGTTTAGTAAGTAAGGAAGGAATAGTAAGCTCTGCACAGGCTCGACCTCTGTCAAGCACTGTAGTCTTACTGGTTTCTAACTTAGACCACCTAGACTTTAGAGACGTTGTTTCTTCCTGCTCTATTGCCATTTTATGTTGAACCTCTTATCTAGGGGTTAATACCCTGTATTTACACCCATTTTTGCACCTGCTTTTTTAGGTGTTATCTTTAGCTTCTTAGTTTTAGTAGTAGGTTTAGCTGTTGCCTTGACTTCTCTAGGTTTAAACTCTATACCTTCTGCCATGTCTGTTTTAGTAGGAGCAGGTGCTTGAGTTTTAATTAATGCAGGTGTTCCACCCATCAGTAGTCCCCTGTCTGAGTCCCTACACCTGATCCTGTAGGTTTTTTAATCCGTAGGTTCTTTGGTTTAGTAGGGGAGTGTTTCACTTTTTCAGTAGGCTTCTCATACGTTGTGGGTGCGCTCTGAACTGGTAGGTTATTTTTAAAATCCATAGGATTCTCCAGTGCTCTTTTGGGATCTGCGAATTGTACACCTCCCATATCTAAGTACCCCTATTTACGCCCGCTTTCGTCCCACCTGATACAGGAACTTGTAAGCGTTTCTTGCCTAGTTTAATAGCCTTTAACTTCTTCTCTTTGTCACTTGACTCATCTGCTGTAGGCTCAAAGATAGCGTTTTCCACAGGTTGTGCAGGGGCAGGGGCAGGTGGTGTTGGTGGTGGTGCAGGAACAGGGGGTGATCCACCCATATTATTCTCCTTTCTCTTGTAAGTGTTTAAATAACCGTATTAACTCAATGACTCCTGCTTTCTTACCCATTTCATAAGGACTTATAATACCTAAGTCGTTAATAGGGAAGTTGTCAGGATACATCTTGTCTAGTTGTGTAATTAAATCAACGGTTTGTGATGGTAATTTATCCATTATATTAGTGTCCTTTATTTATTTCCTTTGATTTTAGGGAATGTTAGTGTGCTGAAGTCTCCTTTGACCCCTCCTTTACTGTACTCTGTGCTACGTGCTTCAAAGAAGTTGGTGTGTACTACACTGCCTAGTAGCTCATCAATCCAAGGTAGTGGGTTAGACTCAACCTTCCAGTTAGCCTTAAGACCTAGTTGCATAAGCCTACGATCTGCTATGTAGCGTATGTACTGCTTCATCTCTTCAGGTGTTAGACCTTCAATTCCACCGAGTTCAAACGCTAAGTCAATAAATTGATCTTCTAGCTCTACCATACTTCTAGCTATCTCGTATAACTCTAGCTTAAAGTCATCTGTCCATATATGAGGGTTCTCTGCTATTAGTGTACGGAACACCTGAGTCATCCCTTCTATGTGCTTAGTCTCGTCCTTGATAGACCATTCTACTACTACTCCCATGTTCTTCATCTTACCAAAGCGTTGAAAGTTAAGTAGCATAGCAAATGAACTGAACAACTGAAGTCCCTCGGTAAACCCTGAGTACACAGCTAGTGTTTTAGCTACATCTTTAGGACTCCACACATTAGGATTGAACCTTTTAATGTAATCATGCTTATTAGCCATGACAGGGTAGTCTTTAAACTCACTATAGATGTCCTCACTAAACCCTAGTGTGTCAGTAAGTAAGGAGTAAGCATCAATGTGGGTAGCTTCACGGTTAGCGAAAGACCCCATCATCATTCTCAACTCAGGACTAGGGAACAAAGGTATTAACTTATCGTAGTATCCACTAGCCACATCTACATCTGCTTGTGTAAACAGCAGTAGTATATTTCTTATTAAATGTTTCTCTTCTGTACTTAGCTTAGTTTGCCAATCTTTGACATCTTCATGCAAAGGTATCTCTTCACTCGTCCAGTGCATCTTCTCATGTTCTTTAAAGTTCTCATAAGCCCACTCATATTTAAAAGGTCTGTACGCATCTCTCTGTTTGAATATATTACTTGTCTCCATCTCTCCCCCTCTTTAGAATAACATAATGCCTGTTACTGCCCCACACATAAAGATGCACAACCACACCCAAACCTCATCTGCTGTAGGTAAGTGACTAGACCTGTTCACCCCATATATGAAATCTTCTTTACTGTTCATTCATCCTCCTTATTTATTACAGGGAATCTCACATTGTCCTTTTCTGTCCACATGTATTTTTCATCATACCCATACTTCTTAAAATCCTCATACTTTATACATGCCATTGTTGTCCCATTTAACTGAGGGATACACATCTTACCGTTTTCAGGTCTCACTTCTTCCTTCTTAGTCTTAAAGATGTTGTCATAGTTGTCTCTATACTTGTCACTAGTCTTGCTTACTAGTCGATCCCCTGTTATATCATTCCTACTTGCCATCAATCCTCCTTATTAACTAAGGCTTTCCATGACTCAGGAAACAGAGGAGCTATTAGTCTACCACATTCTTTAGCTATAAAGCTAGTTTCTTTTTGACTAGTTTCGTGGGTTCTCTGTACATAGAATCTAGCAAAAGCCGCTAGTGATCCTGTCCAGTACCATTCAGTGTTCATACTTTGTGGTAACACCATTCGAGCCTGTTCAGCACACACTCCTTCAGCAATCATAAATTCATACATGTCTATGCAATCATCCATTAAGTCTTTATACTCTTGTGGTAATCCTACTATGGAAACTTCTTCTTCAGAGCTTCCTTGTTTAATATTGTCTGCTACCTTTCTCCATCTAGTAGGAGTATGACAAGTAGGAGTAGAGTTTACATAACGTCTGCTTATCTCATTTTCAGTAAAGCCTACTTTATGTTTGTAGCACTGTACTCTTACAAATACAGGTGCTTCTACTCTAACAGTTATCTGAGGATGTGCAAAGGGAGTCCAGTGTTTATGTTTAGCTAAGTATCTAATTAAATTAACATCTTTATCTTGGAGCGTCCATTCTAAGCTGTTCTCTCCTTCACTCATGTATGCGCTCTCTTTATTCATACTTACTCTAGCGGCATTAACTACAGTAAGATCATCACCCATCCAATCTATTAAATCTACTTTCATACTAATCTCCTTTTTTAATTAACCCTCACATGCTAGGCAGTCTGTGCTTTCTGTTTCTATAACATTCCTTGTAATTTGCTTACTTACATTCTCTGCCCTACTTGTAGCTTCTGTCCTGAGATAGTACAAACTCTTCAGTTCAGTCATAGCTTTCCAATGTACTTTGTGTAAGTAGTACCACTCTACTTCAGGAGGAAAGAACAGGTTGACACTCTGACTCTGACATACATGAGGCTGACGATCTACTGCGTCAATAGCTGTTTTAAATACATCCTTCTCCCACTCAGGTAAGTAATCTAGGTGCTGTACACTTCCGTTGTTACTAAGGATAGAAGTCCAACACTCTTCTACTTCATCAGGGTAGTACTTTTCTAGTACTTCTTGTAGATATTTATTTCTAACTACAAACGACCCACTCGCAGTCTTCTGTAGAAAAGCATTAGCTTTCCAAGGCTCGATGCTAGGACTTGTATTAAGAATAATACTGGAACTAGCGTTAGGAGCAATAGCAAGTAAATGGACGTTCCTACGCTCTGTGTCTGAAGTGTCTTTAATGTCATTAGGTACTCCTCTCTCTGCTCCTAGTCTTTCACTTGCTCTCTCCGCATGATACTTAATCTTACTAAATATCGCCCTGTTCTTACTTACTGCTAAAGCTGACTCAAAAGGTATGCCTTTCTGTTGTAAAAAAGCATGGAAGCCCATTGCTCCTATCCCTATACTTCGCTCCTGTATAGCTGAATAGATAGCCTTTCCATAGTCTTTAATAGGAGCAGTATCTATAAAGTATTGTAACACATTGTCTAAGAACTTTACAAGGTCTGATACTATATAAGTATCTTCCCATTCATCATACTTCTCTAGGTTCAACGAACTTAAACAACATACTGCTGTTCGTTCCTTACTAGTAGGAAGCATTATCTCAGCACATAAATTACTACCATGTACCTTAAGCCCTTTGTCCTTGTGCGCTTGGGGCTGTAGCTCATGTACTACATCCTCATTCATGATGTAAGGCTCACCTGTCTGGTGTCTAGTAGTTAATAAATTTTTATATAATTCTCTAGCCTTACACTTACCTGTGACCTTACCTGTTTCAGGAGCTACAAAGTACCAATCAGCATCGTGCCTTACAGCATCTAAAAACTCCTGATTAATAACAACACCATGATGTATGTTTAAGGCTTTCCTGTTACTATCTCCCCCCGTAGGCTTCCGAATACTTAAGAACTCTTGTGCATCGGGATGTGTTATGTGTAGGTAAGCCGCGTATGCTCCTCGCCTAGTGCTCCCTTGATGATAAGCTAGTACGTCAGCGTCCTGTGTCTTTAGGAAGGGGATAATCCCGGGACTCTTATCCGTATGCCCTCTTACGGTTGACCAGTGAGACCCTACACCCCCTCCTGCTACAGATAGTAACCTACTCTCAATCGTATGATTATTAAGTCCATCTATAGAATCTTCTACGTGAGTTAAGAAACAACTAATAGGAAGTCCTTTAGTATTCTTACTAGAGTTGGCTAAGATAGGAGTACTAAAACTAAACCACCCTTTACTGGCATAGTCATAGATACGTTGTGCCATTTCCTCATCACTACTAAAAGCCTCTGCTGTTCTAGCAAACGCATCTTGAGGACTCTCCCCTTCTTTTAAATACCTGTCCTTTAAAGTAGCCATGCTGAAAGGACTTATCAGGCTATCTCTGCCGTAGTCAATTTTAATCATAGGGTCTCCACAGTTTAATATTACAATCTCCATCCCATTCATCAGGAGTAAGCATCCTTGCTACCCTCGCTTGCTGTAAGGCATCTTCTTCTTTAAGTCCCCTACTTATATAAGTATCCTTAACGCGTTCCCACATACTTCTCTTATCTTCTTTGTCGTTAAGGATCAAAGCAGACCTTTTAGTTCCTATACTAGGACATCCTTTATAACCATCACTTGTATCCCCTGTCAAGGTTTGGTCATAAAACTTAAACTCTGCTTCTCGTTCGGTTATACTATACTTACGTTCTGTGTTGTAATTATAATGCTTTCCATCAGCTTGGTCAAGGTCTTTATCAATATGACACAGCACCCATTTTCTAGGCTCATCAAGCATACGCCACACACAATAATCATCAGCCTCTACATAACAAGGAACGTGTGTGTTGTACTGCTCATACAACCATTTCTTTAAAGGCATTATTAACTCTAAAGGATGAGCACTAGGCTTCCTATTATGTTTATATGTACTTAATACATCATACCTAAAGTTCTTAGCAGGACTTAGAACTAGAAGTGGTCTTCCTTTAGCACCACTATTCCTAATGATGGTTTGTATGTGCCTCTCTACTCCATCCTTAGCATCTCTAAGGCTAGTAAACACTGAAGCTATACCCTCTTCCCACTCAACCACATCTTGATTAATAGAAGCATATTTATACATGATAGAATCTGCATCTATTAACGCTCTCATGCGTGGATTCCTAGAGCATACTTTAAGTCATGTGGTATTACCTTACCCCTTAGTATTTTTATATCATCGTCTTTAATAATAATAGTAGTAGGTAATGATTTAATACCATAAGTTAATGCCATCTCAGTACCATCTTCTGAATCAATATTAACTTCTTTTACATCCCACTCATCTTGGTCTAGCTCGTCTACCACTGTGTCCCACACCTTTTGATAGGTAACACAAGCTGTGCACCACTTAGCTCCAAACTTAATAACCGTTCTACTCATTGATGTCTCCTTCATTAGTCTTCAAGATCAGCAGATATTGCTGACATCCTACTGCTTGCCATACCTTCCATCACAATCTCAACAGGTATAACATATCCATGCTTATTTAGGTACTCCATATACATAGCTATGTTAACCTCCCACTCTGAAGGGAGGAGTTTTAAAGACTGAGCTTCAACAATCCATTCATCATAGTGCATCATTTCTTGTCTCCTTTTACAGTTCTTTCTATAAGTTTTTCTAAATACCATGCACACTTTCTTAAATCTTCTACCCCATTCTTTTCTTTGTACCTGCTGATATACTTTACTACATTTCCTTCAAGATAGCACATATCTTTTGACTCTATATAGTCAATAGTTTCTATCCCTTTCTTATAATAACTAGGATTGATTGCTTCTGGATAAGACTTTTTTACTTGTTGAGGTGTGTTTGGTGATAATAACTTATCCCACTCTTCGGGAGTAGCTTCGTTGATGCTCTTACGTGTATGTATGTAAGCCATTAGTGTGCCTTCTTCTTAACATGCTCAGTAGTATGTGCATTAATAACTTCTACTATTGTTAGTGTTGGATTTACCCACGCATCCCCTTTTAATATTTTACCACTACTATCCATCTCTCCTGACTTAGCTTTATTAGCTTCAATAACTACATGAAGGACATCACTCATTAAATGCTCAACCTTGTCCTCATCTATCCCCCATGTTTTAAAGCAATGTTCTAAGATCACTTGAAACATATAACTATTACACTCAGAAGACCATGATGTAACTCTCTCCCACCACGTTTCTGTCTCAGGATGAGGAGTACC